GGTCAAGTTCCTCGGGCGCGTCGCCGGTCTGGGCCTGGACAAGGTCACCGGCGAGGGCGGCGGCGAGCGCTTTTCAGTGACAATCAACCTGGGGGGCGATCAAAAACTGACGTTCCAGAAAGAGGTAACCCCGAAGGTAATTGAAGGGACTGTTCTCGCAACCCCGGAGTCTTGATGGCTGCGCCCCAGCTCAGTGAAGAACTCGCCCAGCGGACCGTCGATGCCTATCGAGAGCATGGCTCGCAGCAGAAGGCGGCGGACGCGACAGGGGTATCCCGAGCCACATTTGCCAGTCGGCTCAAGATCGCCGCGGCGCGGGGGCTGTTACTGGATCACCCACCGGCAATGCCGGGGTTCAGAATATCCCAGGTGACCAACGGTCCAAATGGCAAGAGCATCCAGCAGAAGCCGGAACACGGCGACGAGTTCGTTGTTCCCAAGGGGCATATGGTCAAGGGTGTGTCCGCCCTGGTCGACGAAGACGGACGTGAGATCGTCAAGTGGGTCAAGACCAAGGAGGGCGTGCTCGACCCCCTGGAGCTGGCCGAGAACCTCAAGAAGTCGTTCGAGGACTTCAAGCCCGCTGCCAAGCCGAAGGTGGCGCCGAAGCACGCCAACGACGAACTGCTCACGTTCATCCCCTGCAACGACTGGCATCTCGGCATGTATGCCTGGAAGCCTGAGGTGGGCTCCAACTGGGACCTTAAAGTAGCCGAAGATACGATCGGTGCAGGCATGGACGACGTGATCTATCGCTCAAAGCCGTCGGGCGAGGCCGTGGTCCTGGTCGGCGGAGATCTCCTCCATAGCGACAACAAGAAGAACCAGACCGCCAACTCGGGCAACCAGCTCGACGTCGACGGGCGCTACCAGAAGGTCATCGACGCAGCGTGCCGGCTCATGGTCAGGGTCGTTGACGCAGCGCTCGACCATCACGCCAAGATCATCGTCCGGGTGCTGCCGGGTAACCACGACGAGCACAGCTCAGTAGCTGTGGCTTACTTCCTCCGCGCCTGGTACCGCAAAGAGACGCGGGTCCTAGTGGATGTGGACCCGAGTTTGTTTTGGTTTCACCGGTTCGGTCAGGTGTTCCTTGGTGCCACCCACGGCCACACCGTCAAGGTGGCGAAGATGGCTGGGATCATGGCGGCCCGACGCCCCGAGGACTGGGGCGCGAGCAAGTTCCGATACTCCCACGGCTTCCACCTCCACCATGCCGCCAAGACCCAGGACGAAGACAACGGCGTCATCTCCGAGACCCACCAGGCGCCGATCCCGCAGGACTCCTGGCACTTCGGACAGGGTTATCTCTCCGGCCGCTCCCTCAAGGCCATCACCTACCACCGTGAGCTGGGCGAAGTGGATCGCGTCACGGCGGCAATGCTGGACGCCACATGACCACGATCGCCTACGACGCGCCCCCTACGTGTGCCCAGTTCATGAAGGCGCCGGACTTCGGCAGGCTGCTTGCGGGGCCCGTGGGATCGGGCAAGACGACGGCCTGCATCTTCGAGCTGTTTAGGCGTGCCTGCGAACAGGCGAAGGCCCCTGATGGAATACGCTACACCCGGTTCGCGATCCTGCGGCAGACTTTGAGCCAGCTCAAGCAGACCGTCCTCAAGGACATTACGGGGTGGCTCAAGGGCGTCTGCGACTACAAGGTCAGCGACAACACCCTCACGGTCTCGTTTGGCGACGTGCACAGCGAGTGGATCCTGATCCCGCTGGAAGATCTCGAAGACCAAAGACGCTTGCTCTCGATGCAGCTCACGGGCGCGTGGATCTCGGAAGCCATCGAAATTGAAGTGGCGCTCATCGACCCGATCGCCGGCCGGTGCGGCCGCTACCCGTCCGCGGCCATGGGCGGCTGCTCCTGGTTCGGGCTCATCGCGGACACCAACATGCCGGCCGAGGGCTCGGACTGGCACAAGTTCATGGTCCACAACAAGCCGCCGGACTGGGAGATCTTCATTCAGCCAGGCGGCCTGGAGGAGATGGCCGAGAACCTGGAGTGGCTCACCCAGACCGACGAGACACTCAAGCTCCCGGTCGACCACCCGGTTCGGCTCGCGCAGGGGCGCAAATACTACGAACGCCTATCGCGCGCCAACTCGCCGGACTGGATCAAGCGCTACGTCCATGCTCAGTTCGGCGACGACCCGTCAGGCAGTGCGGTGTTCCGCGACAGCTTCAGCTCCAAGGTCCACGTCGTTAGCTCCCTCGAACCTGTCAACTCCCCGCTCATCGTGGGGCAGGACTTCGGCCGGGACCCCTGCTCGATCATCTGCCAGGTCGACCACCGCGGCAGGCTCCTGGTGCTGCAGGAGGTCATCGCCGAGGACACCGGGCTCGAGCTGCACGTCGACCGCGCGCTGCGGCCCATCCTCCTGAGCGAGCGCTTCATGGGGCGTGCCGTGGGCCTGATCGGCGACCCGGCCGGCAAGGCCAAGTCGAGCATCGACGAAGAGACCAGCTTCGACGCGCTCAAGCGTCTGGGCTTCGCGGCGTTCCCTGCCCCCACCAACGACATTGACCCCCGCCTGCGCGCCGTGGAGCAGTGGCTAATGCGGCGGGATGGCGTGCTCATCGACGGGACGAACTGCCCCACCCTGGTGCGGGCGCTGAGCGGCGGCTACCGCTACGCCAAGACCCGCGCCGGGCTGCGCAAGCCCACACCCACCAAGTCGCACCCGTACAGCGACATCGTGGACGCTTTTCAGTATGTGTGTTTGATCGCTCAGGGGCGGATGCACGAGCTGATGGCCAGGCACCTGACCAACCGCCGGCGCGCGCCGGCGGGACCGCCTGTCTCCGCCGCGGCGTGGACCTGATTACCTCGTAGGTTACATCAGGATGAAGTCGGCGGGGTCGGCGTATTCCCAGAGGCCGTCATTTTTGAACAGGCCACACTCGACCCAGCGCCTGAAGCGCTTCCGGTATGGGAGGAACCGAAACGGCGTCCGCAGCCACCAGGGCGTTCTCTGCCAGAGGCCGTAGTAGACCGGGAAGGCGAACTCTGGGTCTATAGGTGCACGCGGTCCGCCCACCCCGAAGTGCCTGTGCCCGCCTGGGATCTCCATCAGAGCTTCTTCCGCCAGTAGATACTGTGTGCGAAGGACCAGCGCTGGTCCGGCCAGAACTGCCGGTACCCTGCCTTGATGAAGTTGTTGGCTGACGCGACGTTGTCGTTGGTGGTGTCGGAGACGATCCCGATCCAGCCCTGACGCCGGGCTAGGGACTCCATGGCCCGCATCAGTCGTAGTTGGAGACCCGCGCCGCGGTGCTCAGGGAGCACGCCCACTCGATGGAAGTAACCACAGCCGGGAAACATTGGGCTCTCATAGACACCGGCGAAGGCGACAGGCTCGAGCTTACCAAGGGGGTGGGCCAGCCACCAGAACCCCTCCTCGGGGTCGATCGGCGGCGCCTGGTCCCCAAACGTGAGATCATGCAGCAGGAGCAGATCTGCGGCGACCCAGCCATCACAGCCATCTACCTCCCGGATCGAGTACCCCACGGCTAACCCTCACTCGGATTTGTCAGCCTTGGCCTTTTCAGCCTTTGCCTTGCGACACTCTTTGTCGTCGACGATCCCCCACTGGTCGGACTGGAAGCAGTTGTCCTTGAGGAACTGCTTGACCACGGACACGGGGATGGCGAACCCAATGAAAGTAGCCATGCGGTAGCCGGCCGCGGGCACGCCGATGAGCTGGCCCTTGGTGTTGTAGAGGGCCCCGCCCGAGTTGCCGCCGAAGAGCCCACCCGAAAATTGTATCATGGGTAGGCGCGCGCCTGCGGTCCACGGGAAGTCGAACTCGCGGTTGACGTTGCTCACGATGCCAGCGCCCAGCGTCGCATCCTCGCCGGCAGGGTTACCCACCGAGTAGATCTCGTCGCCGCGCTGGATCACGCCGTCATCAGGCAGCAGAGGGCTCTCGTAGCCGTGCGGGATGGAGCCCTTCATCCTTAGCAGCGCCAAGTCGCGCGTCTTGCTCTCGGCCACGATCTCGGCGACGTAGGTCGCGGAGCCCGTCTTGGTGAAGCCGTCGTAGCGGTTCTGCTCGACTGGGACGTCGCTGTATTTCCGGACCTTGACCTTCTTGACGAAGCCCTCGGAGTTGGTGATCTCCCGCTCGACCGAAGTCACAAGTCT